CCTTATCGATTGTAGAAACTAAAGCATTGCTATGGAGAACCGTTTCAGTTTGCCCACTAAGTATATCAACATAATCTCCAACTTTTAAACTCGAATCATCAATTGTGGACTTTAATCTAATATTTGATTGTCCAGTGGTAGTTTCAATTTCAAATCTAGAGCTAGTATTATAAATCCAACTGTTTGCAAATAATTGCTTCTTAGTTTTATTTGTTTCTGGATTTAAAATCTTTTCTCCTACATTCTTAGTGTAAATTCTTTCACCTTCTACGGTTGTTGTAATATCACCAGTAGATTCAAATTTTGAAAGGACACCAGTAATACTGAGTTCAACTTTTTTAGATAAATCACCATCCTCATATCCAATGAATACTTCATCAGATCTTAGATCGGCAGCAGTTGGAATGGCAGAAGTAACATTGGAACAATCTAAAAACTGATTAACAGTTTTTGATTTATATGTGATTGTATTGCCTCCAGAGACAATAATTCCAGAGTTTGAAAATCCAATAGTAGAATCTACTGTAATAACTGTATCACCAACTGATACTGGTCGCACAACCTTTGTTTTTGGTTGAATGTTAAAGATACCATCAATTAAATCTTTATCATTAAATCCAACAAATAGTCCAATCTTATAGTATGACTGAATACCAGACCTTGTAAATATTTCTACTTCAGATATTGATGCTTTTGTTTCACTGTCTGTTGATTTTACAATAGTTTGACCAACAAGTCGATTTGGATCTCCAGATATTGCTTCAGCAATTAATACTTCTCTTCTTCTATAATTTGCTGAAGATGGTTTTGTCAAATAATCTTCTAAATCAATGATTCTTGGAGAAATGCCATATAATACTTTAAACAAAATTTTATAGGATTCTTCTGTTCCCTTTGCCTGATAAAAACCTCTTGCTTCTTTTACAAAGTTATTAACATCAAGATCAGATACAAATTCTACATTTTCTAGTCCTGGAGTAAATGTATACTTTAATTTGTTATAGAATTCTTTAAGAAATAGACTGCTAAGATTTTTAACACTATCTCCAGATGTGTGAGATGATGCTACGGTAGATTCAAATACTAATTCTTCGGGATTTAACTCAGACTCATATGAAGTTACTCCACTAAATCCTCTAATACAACCAGTAAAAGAGTTTCCAGATATGCCAGTATAAGTTATAATCTCACTATTAATTTGCAAAAGACCATACTCAGATGGAAATCCTTTAGTGGATGAAACAGTTATAGTCTCATCTGTAGAAGTAATATCAGCAGAAAGTGTTGTTGTTCCAGATATTACTTCTGGAGATAAATTATCTATCTTTAGATACTGATCTAAATTATCAGATAAATCTATAGAACTTCCTTGAAATTCTTGGGATACGTAATATTGTTTTAAAAAGTCTACTGCTTTTGGACTTTCGGTAAGTATAAACTCTGGTAGTTGACTTTCAATTATTTGCTGAACTTTAACTCTTTTCTCAAAGCCCGTTTGTATCATTTTATCCTCTCTTTAGTTCTCCGTTTAAGTAACTTGAAGTAACTTTATAGCCGACGCCAGATATCTGTTCGCCAGATGTAATGGTATCCTTAACCATATTTATGGTACTATCAGCAACAGAAAATGATAGATACAAGTCTTTTAGTCCAATAACATCATTGGATTCTGGGAATGCTTGTATTTCTATAACATTGTTAGCAGATGTAGTTGAAGTTATATTTATTGTATTGATAATAATTTCACCCTTGGCGTAGTCAACGGTTCCAGCAGACTTTATAACGACTTCATACTTACCAACTTCATCAATATCCCTAACGATCGAAAGAACACCCATACTGCCGCTTCCGGGCACGTCTGTGAAGTAAAATGTGCCCGTCCTTCCCGCAAGAGTGAATCCTGTACTCTTAATATTGAATCCCTCTGCATTGATATGGAATCTATTGCCAAAACAAAGTTCATACTGTGCGGATTGATTAATCAATGCTTTAAGATTTCTTCTTATTACAATTCTTGTTATATTTGATGTAATAGCATTGTCTACATTATCAATGGTTTGGCATAATTTACTATACTTAAATCTCCCACCAAATTTATTAATATTTGATCTTGCAAATGTATTCAGTACCGATGTAATATTAGTCTTAAGATCATTTACATTCGTAACCTGAGAACTATTGTAATAAACAGCACTATTGATTTCAACATATAAAACTTTCAAATCAACAATTTGTTGATTAATACCAGAAATGCTATAGTTTTTTAACTTTGAGAGAATTGATTGCTTGTCAAAATCGGATATATAATCTCCATTTTTTGGTTTAATACTAATAATTACGTTACCGTACTGTGGTGGATCTAGTTCTTCACCACCAACAACAGATACAGATTCTGTATTAGGATAAACTGATTGCACAATTGCCTCATAGTCTCTGGAGGTTACTGCGCGATGTTGTGAGGAGTAAATGCGTGGAGCAAAGTATTTAATTGAATCAAGACCTTCAATTGATCCACCATTTGCTGAGGCATTAATGGTTGTTATTGTTATGCTATTTGTATTTGATGGGACAACTACTTCCGATAAACTATCAAGGATTCTTCCAGCATATGCAAAATTTGCAGCACCATTACCCTCCTCACCATCAGTAATGATATATGATACTGTTATAACAGATTCGTTTTCTAATTTTTTGCCAAAATAACCATCACCAAATAGAAGTTCATACTTTTCATCTTGAACTTCTTGAATTAAATAGATCTCAGAATCTTTATTTAAATTTAAAATATTGTCTACTCTCGAATACTGTCTACCACCAGAAGATACTCCTGGTCCCTTTACCGTTGCAACAATAGTTGAAGTATCAATAAAAGAATTATCTAGAATAAATCGTTGATCAAGAGAACCATTTACAATAAACTGATTTTTAACATAAGTTCCCTGGTAGATTTCTATATTACTAAAAGATGCTATCTTTTTACTACCTACGGTCTTTACAACAGTTGTAATACTTTCAGGAATAGAGAAAATATAATTGCTATTATCCACTGCACCAACACAAACCAGACCTTCCTGTAGTGTTATTGTTGGTGTATTGTTATTATTTGCAATTTCTATATCAAAACTAACCGTTGCTCTGGAACAACTCCGAGAACGAGGTACATACCCAATATTTCTTGCCAAAGAAACTACATTTTCCCTTAAAGTTGCAGAATCCAAGAAGGATTCATTGACAACCATATTTGCATTAAAGGCGTTAATGTAAGTATTATATGCTAAAGTGTCAATTAATATCGAAAAATTAGATCCTTCAAAGTCAAAATCCGTGAAATTTGAATTTGCACGGAGATAATCCTTGATAGAAGTCTTTATTTGATCAAAATCTAAATTTGTAAACTTTGTAAAAGGCATATCTTACCTGGTTGCCTCTAATAAGAATGAAAATTGTTGAATTGGAGTATCTTGACCTATAATTCTAAAGAAAATAGTAACCTCAAATGTATTATTATCAGGTTGTGGTACTGCTTCTACTTCAACATCACCAACTCTTGGTTCGAAATTGGCAATTGTTGCGAGAATTTCTTCTTCAATAATACTTGAAGTACCATAATCAACGAATTCAAATAGAGTTGAACGCACATCAGATCCCAACAGAGGATTAAAAAACCTTTCTGTTGGGATAGTTTCAACTAAATTGCGGACAGATCTCGTAATTGCATTCTCATTTTTTAATATTGGTAGGTCTTTTGTAACAGGATGTGGTTCAAAAGACAAACTAATGTCCTTAAATGCTCTTGATATCCTCGTTACTGTCATTGGTCAAGAAGTTTTCTTGCTTTATTTATATTTACTTCCAAGGTCTGCCATAAGAAGGCTCTGTTCCATACTCCCAATCATCGTAATCATTGTCATTACGAATTTTTTTATGCAATTCTGTCTGTTTTCTAAGCTGGTGTTCGATCTCTGGATTGGCAATTTCTTGTAAAAATTGACCATTTGAATTAAGCATTCTCAATGAACCATAATCAGTAACAAGATGTGATGTTCCCCACATTTCCATCATGTATTGTTGGTCTCTATCAACCTTTTTGTTTCCCATTTTAGATCCTGTTTTGTACAAAACAGAACTTTTAAAGGGGTTGCTATCCCTAATTTTATTTATTTTCACAAAAAAGGGGGGATTCATACCCCCATTTGTGTAATATTAACCTTTACCCTGTCCCCTATATTTCTTACGCGCTCCATTGCGAGAAGTTGCGGAATATTTAGTACCATTGCCAGTTCCTTGACGAGACTTTTTAGGAGGTCCAGGTGAGTATGAGCTCTTATTCAATCCAACTTTTGCTTTAGCCATAATGATTTTCTGTAGTAATTTCTATTTTTAATGCTTCAGGTCTTGGAGCACCTGTCTGGTTGTTGTAAAACTGTATTGACAGGTCCTCCATTTTATCAAAGAATTCTTCCTCAGTCAAGTTAGAATATAATAATTCTTCCCCATTATAGACATTGTAAAATTCGTTAGACATCTTAGAGTATTCTTGTCTTCTCGTGTCCAACGCGAATGCGAGGATCACACCAGATCTCAAATCCAGCTTCTTTTGCATCTAAACAGAACGATACATCTTCTCCACACATGTCCTGAACCTCACCAGACTCAAAGACTTGCATCTTAGGTGCAAACCAGGGATACTTGATTTCTGGATGCTCAAAGACTCCATGCTTAATCATCAACCATCCAAATCCTGCATAGTCAACAGTAAATGGCTTGTTGCGTTTTGCCATGGTTTCAAGAGTTTCATGATTCATAACTCCACCATTATTGCGGAAATCATCCTCTTCCATCCAATGTGCGACAGAGGTCGTCCGCCCGTCTTCCGTACAATACCATCCACTCGAAATATCTTTATCTAATAGAATTAATTGATAAAATTTCTGAGTGTTAAACACAATATCGCTGTCAATCCACAATTGATAATCATACTTGAGCTTACCATCCCAGGGAATCTGGTCAGGTCCTCTCAATACATTTGCTCCAAGACACTTGCATCTTGCAAAGTTTACCATCGATGAGTAGTCTTGGGAGATTTGAATGCTTCCACCTGATTGTACAATATCAAAACAAAGTTGTACAAAATTTTTCAGGTATGTGTATGACACCCCACGACCTGGAAGACAAAAGACAATCGATTTGCCCCTAATCATCTCCCGTGCTTTATCATAATCCCATTCGGTCTTATCGCTTGGTGTCGGTGCCTTTGCTTTTACTGTAAATCCTTTAGCCATAAGAAAGTAACGTTACATCATTAATCATACATCATTATCTATATGAAGTCAACATATTCAGTTTTTACGGACTTCCGTAATTACAATACAGTCTCCATCAACCTCCATGTTTACTTCGGTGCCTTCATACCACCCATATTCACTTAGAATCCACTCAGGAATTGTAACATAATACTCTCCAGTCACTGGATCGACTTCTACGGTTGTAAAATTTTCTCCGGGATTTTTTTGCATTTGAGGTATTTTTCTTTTCATTTTAGTTTTATATAGAAAAGTTGTGAGTTTTATAAAGAGCTCGTGAAAGCAAGACTTTATAGCTTACAGGGACCCATGGGTTTTAATAACGCGCCCCGACCGCACGGGGGCGGCGGCGGGGGCACTGCCGAAACACGCACCCAGAGGGTCACCCAAAACCCCAACGCTCCTGGCGCTCGTAAGCATACCCACTCACAGGGCAGCGGTGGGGGAAGCGATACCCTGCAGTGTCACGGTAGACCCCTGCCAGGTCAACAGCGGAGAAGCGGGGGACTTTTCCCTCATAAGAGGGTTGGGTGTCGTCGTCACGGACGGGCACCCACTCCATGGCACGGGTGGACAGGTTGGAGGTGGAAACGTAACGCATGATGGTTGGTTGACTTGAGAGTATTGTAGCACGAAGGGGGGTGTCCCCCAACCCTCAGCGGCGTCCTTGGAAGCGAGCACCCCCGAGGTCCTGAAGAGCACCCAGCAACCCGTTAGCGTAGTCGTGCAACCCCTTGGCATCCTTCACGGAACTATCCAGGAACTTGCAGGAGTTAACAGCAAGGCGCACGGCGTAGTCGGTGTGGCGCTCAGAGTAGCAACGGAACTCAGCAAGGCAAGCACGCTCATCGGCACCATGGCGGATGTAGGCAGCAGCCAGGGCAGCATACTCCTCAGGGGTCCAGCGGGTTGCTTCGGCAGAGCGGGGGTTCAGAGCAACCTTGGTAGCGGTGGCGATGGTCTCCAGAACCTTCTTACCCTTACGGAACAACAGGCGCTCATCACGGTCCAGGTTCGACAGACCGAACCCTTCAACGTAGGAGAGATTCGCTTCGTAGAAGGAAAGAGCAGCGGAGTCGGCAGCGGAGAGGTTGAGAGCGGTCATGGGTTGGATGTCTTTGACTCTTTTAATATACAGAGGAATGGGGGTCAGGTCAAGACCCCCGGACCAGTGTGTCGGGTGTCACAGGTCTGCCAGCATCTCATCCAGGGCATCGGTGTCGATCGTAGGATCCATCCAGCGGGCACCGTCAGGGGTCATCTGACCGAACTCCGATTCCAGACGGGGGA